TACAAAGGGCCACAATAACGGCCAGTGCCGAAGTTGCCGCCGACAAACACAGCACTGACATCATAACGCGGGTAATGGTAATAATCTGAAAAATATGTCGTACTGCCTGCTCCTATTGCTGTTGTTAATCCTATTGATTTGTATCTTGCGTCTTGCCCTAATGTTAATGCGTATCCATCGACTTGCGACATGTTATAGTTTAATTCAACATAATCATCTGTTATTGCCCCATTTGAATACAAACGCGGATCTGGCAAATAATATGGTTTATATGTGTAAGGATCTTCCGGAGTTCCTAATCCGTTCCTCTTTGCAAGTAAATCTCCAATTCCCGAATAGCCATTCGCCCATGGGTCTGCTTTTCCTCTCCATATACAAGGGTATTTGCCGCTTGTGTTACTTATAGGCGATCCCGATGAAGCGACTACAATATTTGTTGCGCCATTTTTCCAAACTCTTGATGAAATAAAATTGCCTATTTCTATGTTTACTGGATCACCATCAAAAATTATGGCCTTACTGTTTGCGTCGTATGTTTCAATTGTTGTTATGCTTCTTTCTGTTGCGACATTTGTAGCGTTTGATGTCATGCCTATTACTATAGTCTGACCCACCACATATTGGTCTGCGCTTGCATTTTCGAGTACAATTCTGTTTGTTCCTAATTCCGCAATTACTGCTATGTCTGCAGCTGAATTATATCTTAAACTCATTGCGCCCGTCATTACAGTTTGAACATCTCTTGTTGCAAATTCGATGACTTGTAATATGTATTCATACATATGTGCTAAAATTGTTTCACCATGGGCATTTGTATTCCAAGCTTGCGCTGTTGAAAATGCTGTGTTTATTGAAAAGTAACCTGGTAGAGTTCCACTTCTTGACGTAGGTTTATTATCAACTACTGACATCCAAAACGTAGGTAAATATATTTTAGTATTCCAATCTGGAAAGCAAGGGAATAATTCAAAACCTTCTGTTGGTGTGCCTGTTACTACCGACTCATCAAAAGAACCATTCCAAGCACAGGGAGCACATTCGTAATATACATCCGCCTTGTCTACACGAGGTGGAAATATAGCGCCATCAAAATCAAACCCAGGCTCGCCACGATATGCCATCACTTGCGGTTTTCCCGTTGCGTCAAAATATACATTGCACATCGGGCGATTGTAAAACGAAACCTTATCAAAATCATTTTGCACTATCTCGTCATCGACGGCCACATTGGCAACCATCCCAACGGCGTCATAAAGCCTTTCTCCGACCGGGTTGGAGCCTGTGAATTTAACGCCATATCTTTTAATTTTAGAGACCTCTAAAGAAACTATTCGGTTCTCATAGCCTTGAAATCTTTGTGTATCTGCAGTTGCTTGCTCATGATCGCTGATTGCTTGTGTGTGATTTGAGGAGGCTTGTTGGTGGTCACTCACTGCTTTGTTATGATCTGATACCGCAGTGTTATGATCGTTTATGTATACCTCATGATCTTCGTCAGCTATATCTTTTCTATTCATCTCATTTTCCTCGAACATAGCTTGTCTCTCTACCTCAGCCGCTGTAAACACGTCTATGTAGTCTCTAGCCTCTCTAGTCAGCGTCGTCCAGTCCTGGATCATCACCTCTGTAGCTACTGCAGTTTCAAGGCCAGTGATAATTTCAAATTCTAGCTTTTGACTTGCATACTCTTTGCTATCCGCCGTTGTCACAACTAACTGAACCCTTGCTATCCCAGCATGATTGCCCTCGTTTTCCTTAAGCAAATAACTAAAAGTAGTCCCTGTCAAAGTTACGTCTGCGCTGCCGTTCTGAAAAAAGCTACCGTCCATCATGAATAACAACACTTGCGCGGTAGCGCCCGTTAGGTCCGCTTCGGACATATCAACTATATTAAAATCGATCTGCACACTATTAAAGTCATTGGTGTAGACTCTTTCTCTTGCAAACTGCCTTTGTGTGCTTGTAGATAACAGTTCTATGTCAAAATTAATTATCTTCATTCAATCACCTCACTTATATTTGAATCCCCTATTTCTTTGTACAGATCAGGCGACTCCGAAGGGTTTTCTACTGTTGAGATATTTTCTTTAAGTGTTGAATATATCTTAGATCCAAACTTGAACTCATTCTTAGGCTTGTAATATGTGTCTTTCTTAAACTCTGGGAATACATCTATAAGATTAAGCTTTTCTTCTACTGTTGCTTTACATCTAACGAACTCAAAAGCTTGTGTTCTTTGGTTTTCTACTTCAGAAATCTCACTTTTTAAGATTTCAATTTCTTGTTCTAAAAGCTCTTTGTCTATCTCCGCTTTAGTCTTAAACCCATCTAAATAGGTTTCTATGTCTACAAGTTTGGTTAATATGTCTTCTGAGATATTTTCTACAACTATACTCTCGCCTATGTTACTTGTGTAGTTAAATTCAAAATTGCCTAAATCATTTCTATAAAATGTACATGATTTCATGGGGTCACTCCTTTCATTAAGCTGTGCGCCTCCACATGTAAACAGTGTAGTAGGGCGGCATATTGTTATGAGCTACCCCCACCCCTGAGGTTTGAGTTCTAACATTAGAGCCGAATACTTTACCACTTTGATTACCATAACCTTCAGAAGAGGCGCTTGCACTAAGGTTATTTAAGCCATGATCGTGAGCGGGCATTTCATCTTTTGTCAAAGTATGGGAGGCAGCTCCGCCAGTATTACCTGCACCACCATAGCTACCTCCTGCACCCAATAAGAACCTATCGGTTATCTGTGACCAAGTGCCGCCAAACAAAGTGGCAGGGGACGTAGACACTGTGCTCATGTAGATAGCCCCAACTGGGTAAGCGTCTAAAGGGTTAGAAGATACCTTAATCCAGTTTGACCATGAACTTGAATAAAGTCGTCTTGTATAGACCTCATCAGAAGTATATCCGTAAGCTATTTGTTTCCTTTGGTTTGGGCTGCTATAAATTATAGTATTCACATACCAGTAACCTGAACCAGGGTAGTTGCTTCCATCACATCCTAAAACCCATTCCTCTAGTATGTCATTAAGGTTTGAGGTGTTAGACAGGTAAGTGGCATATCTCAATCCACCATACACCTTACTATCATTAAAGTAAGCTTCCCCACCTACATCCAGTCCACCTTTTTCCCAAACCTTGCCTGCTCCTATACCTGTTTTACCCATTGTAAAGGGTACGGATCCAGTAGATAGCGTTTTAACTACATTGACGGAAGAAAATTGATCGCTCCATGTCACCCTTATATCAAAAGAGTTTATAATTACAAACCCATCATAAATGTAACTTGTGTTCAATCCACCATAAAACGTGCTTGTTCCTAAGTTTATGTAAGTGCCTGATGTTCTAGGCTTTGAGTCTATTTTTATAGTTGTGACATTCTCCGCTGAGTTTACTAACAAAGAACTTGCTTCTGCCACAATCGCAACTTTCGCATACTCGCCTACTAGATTTGCTGTACCATCTGCATTACACCTTGTAACAGTAACGCTTGTCAATTTAGGTGATGTATAAGCTAAAACGGGCACATCAACATAGCTTGAGTATGTCCTACCTCTACTGTCCGTAATAGTAGCGGTTATTCTTATCGTACCGCTACCGATAATAACGCTTGTAGCGGTTGAACTTACCCCGTATGTCTTGTTGTCAAAAGATATGGAGTAACTCTTTATAGTCGATGAATAGGCGCCTGTAGCGCCATTTATTGCGATATTTAAGCTACTAAGATTTTGTACATACTTTCCTATCTTACTTGCTACTGTAGCATTTCGTTCAGAGTGGCTTATACTAGAAAAACTAGGTCTAAAATCTGCAGTGTCTGGTATTATGGCAATAAATTCTATATCTTTATAACCTATTTGAGTATTACCATTATAGGTTATTAACCTTATAGTGCCTTTACCACTTGTAGCGTTTGGTATTTGATTAGCTAAAACATACGGCAACGTCCATGTAAAATTATCTGTCACGCCACCTGCTAAAGTTCCGCTCCAATTTCCAAAGTAAGCTTCAATTGTATGTGTAAATGATGCCTTTCTATTTGTATAGATTGTAATTGCACTACCTAATACTTGCGAGCCTGTAGATATGGTTGGCACTGAAGCTCTAGCAATATTTGTAAGCCCTAAACTTTTACTGATACTAGCGGAACCATGTGAGCTATTGGCTGTAAATTTAACGTAAATTCCACAAGACTTGGAACCATCATTATTATGCGTCACTATCTTAGAGTACGTGCCCAATACGTATGAACCGCCTGAAGGTACTTTGTAGCTGTGATTGCTGTTATGTACTGTTTCACCGTCAATTTGAACTAAAAGTGGGTATTTAACATCAGAAGCCCAAGGATGTCCACCATTTTGAGATACAAGCTCTACTTTAACAGTAACTTTTGATGTATTATTAGCTGTATTTATTTCACTCTCTGTAGCTGTAACCTTAAGGTACATATAACTCGTGTTACTAAACCCAGCTGTATAAACTGCCATTATGCGCCACCACCAATCCACATTCCAATTGTTATATCATCGTTGTATTTGTAGAGCTTGTGAACTCCTACAATAAGCTCGTCTGTAATCTCTGCTGTGCTTATATAGAGCTTTTGTCCATCTATCCAAGCAACTGGAACACCGCCATCTGTAAAACTTATTTTTCCATCCATCCAGAGGTTTGTACCGTCAAAGTAGAATGTGTAATCCTCTATGCTGTCGCCCATCAAAAGAGTTCCGTTATCTAGATTGAATCTTACTTTCCCACCTTCTATTACGCCTGCTCTTATTAAATTTGCATCTATCACGCCAGATGTAATCAGACTTGCCACAATACCTTTTGCAGTCATGGCTACATCGAATGGTCCATTGTAACCACTTGTAGATAGCCCAATACCTTCTTGGTTTAACCTTATTACTTCTTTAGAAGTGTTTATATCGTTTGTATCCATTAATAAAATCTCATAAGGTTCTCCATCTGCGTTTACTCTCGTTATTACGTAACCGCCTAAGTTCCCAGTTATTTTATCAGTATAATCTCTAATCTTTTTACCTATTGTCGTCTCGCTGATACCTTCAGTTGCTTTATTAATCATGTCTGTAACTTGCTGCTTTTGATTACTAAGTCTATTTGTAAAGTTTCCTAACTCTATTTGTTCATATCTTTTTTTCAAACCATCATAAACCGTTCTGATAACCTTCGCTTTAATATTTATATTCAACGTATCTACAACTGCAGTTACTGTGTCGTATAAGTCTATTTGCTCCAATATTGCCAAATCTTTATAATGCTCTGTTTTGCTTAGCTCTATGAAGTCGATTTTGTAGTTTGCTCTAGGCTTATCTATGTTATTTACATTGTAAAAATCTAGACAATAACTTCTCATAATTTCAAAGATCTCTACAAGGGGTAATGCTTTTTCTTCTTCTGTAAGTTCTATTCTTACTTCTCGTGTTATTGGGTGTGGGTAGCTTCCGATTAAAGTACTCTCTATATATTTTTCAGGCAGCGTATAAACTTGATTATCCTCTAACACTACTGTTGGATACAGCTTTGTTGTGATCCCGCTTGTATCTAACTCTTCTTCTACGCCAAAAATATTTTTCCCGAGTCTTGCCTCGTAACCTCTATCTATTCCAGCATTTTGCAATATCTTTATTCCAAAATTATCTCTTAATAGCTCACCACCCCACCTATTTAAGAAGGAGTTGTCTTCTGTCCCTATAAGGGCTTGTACTGGATTTTTTCTGATTGTATATGCCGTATTCATGTTCTCTATGTCGCTGTAACCAGTAAAATTATGAGGATCTGTCGTTGCATTTAATATGTCGCTTATTGCACCTTGGCCGTTTATACTCGTTGGCCTTACATCTTCAATGAAATTATCTAACAGGTCGTAGAATATGTGCCTAGCATACACTTTATATGCATTTAGCGTTTTAACTGGCTTGTATATTCTAAAAAGCTGATCACCCCTTGGAGTGGGTGCTTTTACAATCTTTCCATCGGTCAATTCTAATGCTATATCACTTATCGGGCATATTAGTTCAAGTTCATATAGACCATTCGCCTCTTCAATCACTTTGCATGAGAGGGCGTTGTTTATCACCCCCCCATTGTGTTTAAAATCAGTTTCATTTGATTCATAAAAACTAATCATAGTTCTCTCCACCTTGGAATGATTTCTATTTTAGATATGTTCGATATACTTTCATCCCATGATATATTGTTTATTCCTAATCCAAAAACGGGGAACTCTCCCTCTGTTTTTACATTTTGAGTATCTTCATAAGCAATCATCAAGTCTGTGTCTATAACCGCATGATCCATTATTCCATTTAACCCAATAAATTTATCGTTTATATTTAAAACGACATCTCCTGTTGCAAATACTTTAATTAACGGTTCTGAGTATATCGTTCCTGTATTATTTATTGACCCCGGCTCTGTCAATTCAATCTTCTTTTGTCCAGAGTCTAAATAAAAGAAAGGTTGTATCAAAAAATTAGCATAGAATCTATTCCATCGCTTTATGATTTTAGAATACTCCAGCCCTCCAATACATTCCGCTTTGAAGAATCCCCCCTCGTCTATAGAAGTCCTTAATTCTCCACTGCCGGTAAGCCATGCATTTACTCTGCTAATTTCTTCTCTGCTTTTAACCGCTATCCCTATAGCTCTTTCATATGTCTTGTACTTTCCAGTCCTGGTAGTTAAAACTCCATTTCTGTATGGTATATCGTGTATCTCAATTTCTTCTTCTGCTCTTTTTCTGCGCCCTAAGCTCTCTATTATCACATTAAAATCCTTGCTATGTATCCCTTTAAATGCCATCCAGTGCATTTACACACCTCCTAACGCAAAGCCTCGCCTTTCGCTTTCAAAACCTATTCCTTTGTCTATAATTGGTATTAACGCTTCACCAATTTTTTCTTTATCCATTACTAAATAAACAGGCTTCTGAGTATCAAATGCGCTTAATATTTTATTTGTCATACTCTCTGCAGTCTTTTGCGCAATATCTGCAGCCATTTGCGTGCTCGATAGGTGATTTCTTACTTTTGAGCCGGCTGGCAAGTCAATCATCTCATACCCTCGTTCATGTACCATGGCCATACCGCCTAGCGAGTTGCTTGTTCCTAATGCGTAAGCATATCTTCCACCACTAGAAACTTTAACGTCTTTGTATCTGTTTTCGTATGTAGTAGTAATTTTTGTCTCCTTGTTTTCGGGATTCCAACTATTCCACCATCTCTTCACCTTTCCCCAGTATGTCAGTATTTCTCCAGTGTTTGTATCTACTTCATTTGTCAAGTCTCCGTATGCATCCTCTAATTTTTCTATACCTTCACTTTTCGTCTTTTCAGCTGCAGATACCGTCTCTTCATACTGTTTATTGGCTTGTCTAATAATTTCATCTGCTTTTGCAGACCATTTTCCGCCTTCTAGCTGCCTTAATTCCTCTGCTTGCCTTACTAATTCATCTCTTTGTTGCCCAGCTGTTTTAACGGTCTCTTTTCTTTGTTTTTCCATTTGCTTTATGGTATTCCCAACCATTTCAGCCGTTATTCTTTCATTTGAGCCAGATAATCTATTTAATATTACATTCTGTTCAGCTTCATTTTTTGACATACTAGTTACAGCTTGTCTTTTCATTTCTTCCATTATTTCATTGATTCGCACTTGTTGATCTTGTGTTATTTTCCCGCTTTGATTTTTTATATCCTCATAGATTCCAAGGAGTTCGGTTCTTAGTTCATTTGTTTTGTTTATTCTTTCTTCATTTCCAGCGCTGACATCTGCTAAAATCTGTTGTTGCTGCCCTTGCGTTAATACTGTGGTGCTGCTAAACATTTTTTGATACTCTGCAGTTACATCTACATTTTGTTTATTGCTTGCTGCTATTATGTTATCTGCCATCTGGTTTGTGGCGTCTACCATTTGTGTTGTAGCTTTGTCTGTATTAGTTGTTAGACCTACATACATTTCAGTTGTAATTGCCTGTAGATTGTCGGAAAGCCCCATATAAGATTCTATCTGTTTTTGAGTTTCTTCCGATATGGTAACTGTCGTGCCTATAGCAGATTCGCCCATGGATGAAAAGCTACCTTTTGTTACATCCGCAACTGTTACCATGTGATCTGCAAACAAATCAACGCTCGGCACTACCTCTTGAGTCAATCCTTTATGTAAGGCATATCCAGCCATTCCGACTACCGCGATTGCCCCCGCCACTGGTAATGCTACCGCTGCAACCCCACCTAATCCTAAAGCCAACGTCCCAACACCAGCAGCACCTCCAGCAGTTGCGGCAGCTGCGCCTAATCCTGCGGTTGCGGCAGTTACTCCGCCCGCACCACCTATAACCCCTGCTAATGTACTGCCTAAGCCAATTAATGTACCTGCCCCACTTATCAGCGCACCTCCGATAGTAAGTACGGGCCCTAATGCAGCAGCCAATAATCCAAACTGTACAATATTCTTTTTTGTTTCGGGCGGTAAATTAGCAAAGGTTTTGACCATGTCTGTAATAACAGGTAGCGTATCCCTTATAACTGGTAAAAGCTCTACACCTAGACTTCTAGCCGCCTCCATAACTTCATTCTTTGCTATTTTTAGTTTAGACTCTGTGGTTGCGTAACGCTTATTCGCTTCTTCTGTCAACGCGACATTTTCTTCCCATGCTTTACTGCCCATTTCAATTGTGTTGTTAAATAAGTCTCCTGCTCCGCTAGCTCTAAGGAGTGTATCTCTTAACCTGACCTCTTTAATTCCCATTTCATCGAGTATTTGTACTGCTGATTTTCCATGCCTATCTGTGTCTTGTAGCCCTACCAAAAATGCACCTAAGGCTCCTGCAGCATCTTCTTGAAAAGCTTTTTTAAATTCACCCGCACTCATTCCAGCTACTTTAGCAAATTTTCCAAGATTTTTATTGCCTGTCTCTACGGATAATTGAATCATGTTCATAAATTTAGACATTGCAGACCCACCAGCTTCTGCTTCTATTCCAACAGAAGATAGCGCTGCTGCCATGCCCAATATTTTTGCATCTGACATGCCCGCTTGACTTCCAGCGGCCGCCAATCTCATAGACATATTTAATATATCTTGCTCTGTGGTAGCTGAATTGTTACCAAGCGCTACGATTGTTGCTCCAAATCTATCAAAATCTTTTTGACTCATTTTTGTTATGTTTGCAAATTTAGCAATTGCCGCAGCGCCTTCTTCGCCCGAAATATTCGTAGATTCGCCCAAATCAATTATTACCTTTGTAAAATCTAGTACATTGTCGGTTTGAACACCTAATTGACCCGCTGCCTCTGCTACTGCTGATATTTCATGTGTAGTGGCTGGAATTTTTCTCGACATGTCGATAATTCCTTTTTCTAGTTTCTTCATTTGTTCGGCGGTTCCGTCTACTGTTTTCTGCACTCCTGCGAAGCTTGATTCAAATTTAATAGCTTCTGCCACAGCTACTGTACCCATTGCCGCTATTGGTAGTGTCACATATTTGTTTAGTGACCCGCCAATATCTTTCATGGTTTTTCCAGTATCTTTCATGGCTTTACTAGCAACATTCATTTTTTCGCTAGCTATTAGCCACTTATTAGACGTTTTTTCTAACTGGGCATTAGTCTTGTTGAGCTCTACCTGTACGCCTGCCAGTTGAGCTTCTGTTTTATTCATTTCCGATTTGTATTTATTTACAGCATCAACGTTTTTTGTTACAACTCTTTCTTGTTCCGTATACTCTTCGTTTACTTTATCAAGTTCCGCTTTTAATGTCTTGGCTTGATCTGATTCCTTGCCATAGACCTTGACCGCTTCATTATACTGTTTATTTAGACTTTCTTTTGTTTTTCCTAATTCATCTAATTTTGACTTGTTTTCATTTGCTTTTTTGGTAGCTTTTTCGATACTGTCTGTATATAGATTAGATTTTTCTCTAAGGGTCGTTATTTGTTTTTCTAAAGCAGCTTGTTTGAACTTTAGATCATCAGTACTATTACCAAATCCTTTTAATCTTTCCCCTGCGAGTTTTATTTCTGACTGAGTAAGTTTATACTGTTGATTTATTGATTTTAATTTCTGGTTGTGTTGGTTATCATCTATGGTAAAAATGGTACTGACTCTTCTTATGCTGTCGCTCACTTACCCACCTCCTAAATATCCGCCAGGGATTCTATTTCTATGATTTCTTCTGTTTCTTCTTTACTTTGTGCACTCATAAAATCATTTATAATCTCTACTAAAATACTTTTGCTAAAATTTCTATGAAACTTCAATAATGTTTTGATTTGCCTAGGACTCGAATTTAAAAATTGTTCTTCCGTCATGCTTAGTTGATACACAGCTATATAATAAAAATAGTCAAGGTTGAAGTCAGCTGCTAGATCTACTTCACCTTGACTCCCTCGTTTTTTGATACTTCTACCTCGAATTTTGAGCCTTGAGCGACCTCATCATTTATTAGTTGTAAAATAATATCTGACATGGTTTCTAGGGAGGACATATTCACTAAAATGTTGTCTGTGATTTCTTCTTCTGTAATTTCTTCTTGGGCCATGCACCGAATAATCTTAGGTAGTACCTCTAAATCGTTATTTGCTGTAAAGGCGTATATTAACAAGAACGCATTTCCGTATTCCTTGTGCATCTTTACAAGTGCTTTAAAGTCTAACCTCAATACCAAAGGATCTTCTCTGCCTTGTAGATGTAGTTTATATTCTGATATTTCATTTACTAACATATTTACCTCCTATATATAAAAATAAAGGAGTGAATAAATCACTCCTTTTAAGGCGTTACGGTTTCCTCTACTGGTAATACTATAGACTTACCTTCTCCCCAGTTTTCCATAAATGCAGTTTCGTCAAACGTTACACTGTCTGACCTTTCGATATTTCTCCATAGTTGATTTGCTAAGGGCATAAATATACCCTGCATTGCTTTCGTTTGGTATTCTACGTTTCCTTCTCGTGTTTTTGCTTTGTCCTCTGGGATAGCGAATTTACCTTTGTAAAGAGTTACATATTCCATTACTCCTTGAGTAAATTTTTTCTCGTACATCAAAGCCACGTATGGCGCCTCGTCATCTGCGCTGTCAATTACTCCTCCGTATGTACTTAGTTTCTTACCTAATAGTTCTGCATTATTTTCAGGCGGCAAATCTGTCGCATCAATTGTTACTGCAATCTTTCCTAGTTCCGTATCAGAGTCCCACACGGTGCCTTCCCCATATATTTCTCCAGTTTGTTCCTCGGGTGTAACGGTTATTTCTCTTAGCCCTGGTAAATAAACTGTAGGATCATAAGTTGCCGTTTCTTCTGTCTCTGTTTTTAATATTGCATAATAAAGTTTTCCGATGTTTTTTATTACCAACTTTTTCTTTGCAGCCATATTATTCTGCTCCCTTCTCGTACCTTAAAATGTAGTGGTATAGCTTTGTGTCTTTTTCGTACAGGCTACCACCAATGCCTTTTGTGTAGTCTTTTTCTTTCATCACTTCTTTTATTGCGTCTCTTATTTGCGTGTAGTTCCCTTTTGTGAATAAGTCAATTTGAATTTCATGTTTAGATATATCATCGTTACCTTCGCTAAATAACTCAACACTATCTTGTACGATTTGATACTCAACATAAGGTGCTACTGTGCCTTCTGGTGCGCTTAGCAGATAGATTTTTGGATTCCCGTATGTATCTTTACCCACTAAAGTTGTAATTCTATTGTCTATCAAGTCTTGTCTTAGTTTATTTTCCATCTAAAACACCTTTTTCTATCTCGTCCATGAAGTCATCCGTATTTTCATCGATTGCTCTACTAAAAAATCCTACATGGCTTTTGTTTTTGCTAGACCCGAGTTCATTGTAGATGTCATGATATGCTTTTGAGTAAACCTGTACGCCAATATTCCCATCTACCTTTTTACTTCTTTTCTTCCATGACTTTGATAACCTTCCAGTTCGCCTATAAGATGCGTCGCTGGCTATTTTTACAGCTTTTTCAGCCACGCCATTAAGTACTTTTCTTTTCTTGTAGTCAGAAATATCCATATCGTCTAGATCTGTATAGATCTCATCAAAACCTTCTACTTTTATGTAGCTCATATAACCACCAGCCTTGCTTTAATGATAAGCTCCTTGTTTTCGTATTTCACATTATCAGGATATTCTATTATTTCATATCTCTGACTTTGAAACAGGATGTACATATTTGGCGTTATACCAGTCATATATCTAATTTTAAAGCTTGTAATCTTTTCATTTATAAATTGCTTAGCTAAATACTTTTCGTCTCCAAACAAATCATTTACTGTAGCGTAAACTCTTTTGAATGGGATGAATTCAACAATTTCTTGGCCGCTTGGATCTAACACAGGGAATCCAGCCTCATCATATTTAGCTCTCTTTTCTTGTATCTCGATAAGGTGCCTATATTTCATGACTTCGCCCCGCCATCGTAAGCGTATCTCATTTGCTTGAAGATGCTATTTATAGAGTATCTTGTTTTTTCGGATACATGCTCTATATTGGCTGTAAAGTCTCTATTGTCATACCAGTTATTGATCAGTACTAAAGCAGCGAGTTTTGCTTTCTGCTTAATTTCAGGAGTTGACTTGTACCAGTCTCCTACGCCATCTTTTATATAAAGTTCTGCATTGTCTATCAGTAGCTCTAAGATTTTATCAACTTCTAAATCTTCTACTTCCCCATTGTCGTATTCCCTTATCCATGACCTTACTTCTCGTACTGTTAGGAGTTTCTCCATCTAATCCCTCCTTAAAATAAATTAAGGAGTGGGTATTCCACTCCTATTAAACTTCTGCTGGCGCGTCTATTTCGATATATACCGCTGCTTTAGTATCCACTTTTACAACGTCAAATCTTTCTACTACTCTCATTAAAGTAGCGTATTTAGTGAACCCAGCTTCTTTAGATACAGCCATTTCATATGCTTGTCTATCAAAGAAAGACATGAATTCAGTCATATCTCCTACATAAAAAGGAATTTTTAAGCTTGGAGATGCTAAATGTGTATTGCTCATTACAACTACTCTTTTCCCCTTAAAGGTCTTAGCGCCCTCTTGAGTTAAATCATCTTTTAATAAAGGTCTGTTGTTACCGTCCTGCAAAGAATCTAAGTAATCATATCCATCTTGATTTGTGATGATAATAGCACTTGCAGCAATAGCTGGATCTAAGTCTTTGTTTAAAGCTTTTTGAATTACAGTGTAATCTGCTCCAGTTTTCTTTGTAGCAGTGGCCAATAATTCTAAAATCTTCTTATTTTCTGTTCTGACTGCTTTCTTTGCGAATCTTCTTCCTACATAATTAGTCAAATTCGCTTTTTCATCTTGCAATAATGTGTTAGAGATTGGAATAATGTCTCCATAATCATCTAATTCCCATTTCACTTGTCCAAATTTAATAGTGGATTGATTGATCTCTGTCATTTCTGCAAAGTTAGTAAGTTCATCATTAGAATCTACTTCTAAAGGCATAGACCCACTTAAAGTCCCTACAGGAATAACATTGCAAAAGTCTTTTAGTGGTATTAATTGTCTTTTTAACTCTTCTATTTGTGTTCTTTGTTCTACTGGCACTAAATAACCGCCATCTTCACCAATTCTTTCAACTAATGCATTTTCTGCATCTGTTAGACTTCTACCCAATACCGCTTTATTGAATGCTACTGTTTCATCAGCTTTTACTGCTGTAGGTAATGGCACACCACTAAAATCATCAAGAGTGTTGTTTTCTAACTCTTCTTGTACTTCGATAGCTCTTTCTAAGTTTTTTACCTCTTCAATCATTGCGTAGGCTTCATCAATTTTGCCTTCCGCTTGTAGTGCTTCCATTTGATTCTTTAATTCCTTCAGTTTGTTATACATTTCTTGTGACTTTTTCATATTTTCTTTCCTCCTAAGATTATTTAAGGCCTTTAATTGTAAATTTAAGGTCTAATTGTTTTAATTTATTTTTTAGTTCTTGTTCTATAGCTGCATTTTCTTCTTGATTACCTTCTTTTTTTAACGTGCTTCTTAATTTGTTTATAACATGATGAGGTATCATTCCAGCAGTTATGGTGCTTGCTGTTAGTTGTGTGGCTTCATTTTTAAACATGATCTCGTCAATTAATCCTAATTCTAAAGCCTGTTTTGAAGTCATCCATGTTTCATTGTCCATTAATGTCAATAATTCATCTGTAGTTAACCCACTTTTGATTTTATAAGCATTAGAGATAGATTCATTTACACCTTTTAAAAATTCGGCTGTATGTTCCATATCTCTATAGTCCCCCTGCATCCTTGTACTCGCATTATGTATCATTAACTGAGCTGTAGGAGACATGATTATTACATCACCACTCATAGCAATAACACTTGCAGCACTAGCCGCCAAACCAACAATCTTTACTGTTACTTTGCCTTTATAGTCTTTTAGAGATGTATATATCTCGCTTCCAGCAAATACGCTACCTCCGCCTGAATTGATTTCAACGGTAATGTCTTCTCCATTTAATCCTTTGAGTGTCTTATTTACTACTTTAGGGCAAGCTGCTTCAATACCTAGCCATTCATATATCCAATAATCACTACTTGATACAATAGGTCCTTTAATATCTATTACTTTCATTTATTCACCACCCTTCTTATACTGTTCTCCAGCCATTTCCAGGGGAATTATATTCCCATTTGCATAAGGTTTGTCTCCTCCTTCTATTTTAGGCTTATCTAAATAGGCTCTTGCCTCATTTGGCGTATATATTCCATTTTGTACACCAGTGGATAATGACTCTATTTGCGACTTTAAGTCTGCTCTTAGAATCGTGCTTATATTAAATTTATAATAAAAATTGTCTTCTATCTGCTGTGTAGTCTGTAGCTTGTAATTAACTTCTTCTTCATAATGTTTTAATATGAATAGCAGTGTATCTACATAGAAGCTAAGATTTTGCATCTCGCTATTAGCATAACTTGATTTCTCATAATTGTTTATGTGGTTAGGTTTTATACCGAAAGCCGCCGCTATTTGCAGTGATGAATGCTTCTTTAATTCAAAGAATTGGCTATCAGTTAATTTTAGATCTAGTGGTACTATCTTCATTCCCAGCGGTAACGGTATAAGCTTTCCAGCATTTTCTGCACCGTTTGCGTATTCCTCTAACCCTTTTAACAATCTTCTTTCTGCATCTTTGTTTAAGTCCCCTGTATACTCTAATGCAGATCTTGCGCTCATTCCTGATTTGTGGAGGTTATTCAAGAAAGCTTGGCTTGCCTTATTCCCTTCTACTGTGCTAGCCAATATCTCTTGTACAGATAATCCTGTTATTCCGTCTCTACTCATGCTAGTTTTAAAATGTAATATTTCTTTGTGGTGGTATATGTATTCTTTTTTAGATACATGGTCTATATACTTATAATACAAATCATTTCTGGTCCCAAATAGTCCGGCATTATCAACCAGTACAGTCACGGATTCAAAAGGCAATATCCATAAATCTACTAAGTTTCCTTTATGCCACCTTGCCCACACATACGCATTTCCGTAGTGATTTCTATAAAACTCTACCGTTGCCCAAAGTGTAGTTGGTGTCATAT